ACAGGAGACGTTGAAGAGCAGTATTACCCGGTTACGAAAAATAATGAACCAGCAGGTTACAAAGTTAGGGTAATTCCAAAAAGCTTTTATAGCATAGGTGCAACAGGAAAAGAATGCGACCTATTCGGTCAACGAAATTTCAAACATGGTGGTAAGAATATTCTACTAAGTGAAGGCGAATTAGATTGCATGTCTGCCTATCAAATGCTTAAAGAATATTATGAAGGTCGTGGAATGCATTATGACGTTGCCTGCGTTTCTGCGACTACAGGAGCAAATAGCTTTGCTCAATTACAAAATCAGTATAAATTCTTTGATCTATTCGAAAATATCTATGTATGCCTAGATAACGATAAAGCTGGCGAGGCTGCACTGGAAGATACGATTAAAGCTTTGCCTAAGGGTAAGGTTAAAATCATTCGTATGCAACTCAAAGACCCAAATGAGTACTTGACTCAAGGGAGGCAAAAAGAATTCGTTAGTGCTTATTTTGAGGCTAAGACATACGTTCCTGATGGGATTATTGGCAGCGGGCAACTCTATGATAAGATGCTAGAGTATGCGCTGGTTGAAAAAATCCCTCTCCCTCCATTCATGAAAAAACTTGACAGTATGCTTGGTGGTATCGAACTCGGTACTATTGGTATCTTTGCTGCTGGAACGGGTGCTGCGAAAACCACGGTTGCGAACGAACTTCTTTATTATTGGTTATTTCATAGTCCGCACAAAATCGGAGTAGTTTCTCTTGAACTTACTTGTGCTCAGTATGGGCAAGTTCTTCTATCAAGGCATATTCAGCAACGGATTGGAGCAATTAAGGATGTAGAAGAAAAGAATGCATTTCTTCGCCGAGATATAATTAAGTCTAAAGCGATGGAGTTGTTCTATGATACGGAAGGAAACGACCGTTTCATGGTTATTGATGAACGCGATGGACAATTAGCAATTCTTCAAGATAAGATTGAGGAATTAGTCATTTCTTGTGGTTGCAAGGTAATCATTCTTGATCCTGTATCTGATTTAATGGACGGATTATCGAATGATGAGCAAGCGCTATTTGCAAAGTGGTGTAAGTCAATGATTAAGAATTACAATATTGCATTCTTGATGATCGCTCATATCCGTAAATCCGCTTCAAATAAAGACGCAGCAAGCACTGGTGCATTTATTCCTGAAGAAGCGATTATGGGTTCTAGTACAATGATGAAGTCTGCTAGTTGGATTGTAATGATGCAGCGAGATAAGTATAATGCCGATGACATTATCAGAAACACGACAATTTTAACACTATCCAAAAATCGCTCTCAAGGCGAAACTGGACCAGCAGGAGAAATTTATTATGATGGGGCTACGCACACGCTTCATGATAAAGAAACTTACTTCATCGAGAATCAGCCGCAAAATGTTTAATTCAAAAACAAAGGATTTTAAATGCAAGGATATGTATACGATATCGAAGCCGACAACCTCTATATCTATAGTTCAAAAATTTGGATTTTACATGCAATCTCTCTTGACGGGACTCGTGAATTTACCTTATTTCCTTATGAAATGGAGAAACAAGATGCCAAAAGGAAATTCCTAGAATGGCATAATTCATTTGGCCCTGACGCAATTGTGAGTTCTTTTAATGGTATTGGATTCGATCATTGGGTGCTTTGGAAGTACCTAGATATCTCCTTCCATATTGGAAAAGGAGGGAAAGATTGGCTCGATAGAGAAATTCCAGTAAAAATTATTGACTTGCTTCTTCTATCTCAGATGATTGATCCTGATCGTCCTTCGCATGCACTTGCTTCTTATGGTGAACAATTCGGTGATCCTAAGATTGAGTTTGATGCTTTTCATCAATATTCTGATGAAATGCTGACGTATTGTAAGCAGGACGTTAAACTGACACTGAAAGTATTTAACTACTTAGTTAATAAGTTACAGTTGATGTACCGTTCTGTTTACAAAGAAGAGTATGATGAGGACAATCCCCCTTATCAAGCAGGACTACGGGCTTTACACAAAGATTATTATTTGTATGCTGCTCAAGAAATTACAGGCATCAAATTTAATCAAGATAAGGCTCGTAAATTGCTTGAGGACTGCGCGGCAGAAATGAAAGCACTTGAAGATGAAGTACTCCCTCAATTGCCTCCGCGTAATCTTAAAGAGGGTGAAAAGAAGCACTATTCGTTACCAGCGAAACCGTTTAAGAAAGACGGCAGTTTGTCTTCCACAATGGAGAAATGGTTAGTAAAGCATTCTGCAGTTTTCAATGCAGAAGAAAATACGGTTCATTGCTATGGTAGAGACTGGCCTGTTGTTAGTAATTTTCTTATGGATATTAAACTCCCAATGAGTATTTCTGATGGTGATGACATTAAAGAATGGCTGATGAGCAAAAACTGGGTTCCAACTTTTTGGAATTTCAAACGTGATCCAGAGACAGGTAAACCCATGCGTGGTCCAGATGGAGAAGTTATTACAACTTCTCCTAAGATACAGGAAGCAGGGAAGATTTGTCCTAATCTTCTTGAAATTGACGGCGAATTACCTAAAAAGATTGTAAAGTTTTTGTCACTAAGGAACCGAGCTTCAGTTGTTACAGGCTGGCTTGAAAATCCACGTCTAGCAATTGATGGTAAAATTGGTGCAAGTATTACAGGGTATACACCTACATTCCGAGTAAAGCATAATGTAATTGTGAACCTTCCGAAAGCTTCTCCTGAAGTTGTAAAAGGGTTTGAAATGCGCGATCTTTTTGAAGCTGATGAAGGACGAGTTTATGTTTCGGCAGATGCGGCTGCGCTTGAAAATCGTACTGTCGCAGACTATACTTATGAGTTTGATGATGGTGAATTTGCAAAACGAATTTTAGAAGGAGATAGTCATAGTTTTAATGCAAAAGCGTTCTTTCCAGAACAAACTAAGAATTTTGACCCTAACTCGCCTACCTTCAATAAGGATGCTCCTGAGTTTAAACCTTTTAGAAATAAGGCAAAGAATGGTGGATATTGTCTTCCGAAAGATACAAAAGTATTAACTTCGTCTGGATGGGTTGACATTCAGAATGTAAAAGTTAATGATGTAGTTCTTTCTTATAGCGCAGTAACTGGATTGGTCGAAAAAGATATTGTTTTATCGACTACAAAACAAAATCTAGAAGTATTTGAATTTTCTAATCATATTTCGAAATTTAAGTGTACAGGAAATCACAGATGGTACGGATGGAAAAGAGTATTCAATAATAAAAAGAGAATAAAGTCTTATGGTTTTTTTGAGGCAGATGATCTTCGTCAAGAAAATAATATTCTTCTGAACGCCCCATATGTGGGTGGGGATTCTAAGGTTTCCATTGCAGATGCGCGCTTAATGGGGTATTTGTTATCCGATGGTTCATTTTCTTGGTCTAAAAAATCAAACAGAACAAGCGCATCTAACGGAGTTAAGAAATATGTAGAGGGGAGTATCAGCCAAGCAATCCATAAATTTTACGAAAAAATCGAGTCTTCTTTAGAAGAATGTGGAGTAACATTTTCAAAATATATTAAGGAAGTACGAAATAATAACCATGTTATTAACTACTCATTGAAGTCCCCTACACTTCGTCCATATTTGGAGAGGACTATGCAAGGAAGATATGATAAGCACGAGTATAATTGGTCTGAATGGGTAGTTTCTTTATCAAGAGAAGCGTTGGAGGCATTTTACGAGGCTTTTTATGAAGGGGATGGTACACTTGGAACTCAAGAGACAATTTCTCAAAATAGGGGTAAAATTTTCGATGCAATGGTTATTGCTGCCCAATTGATCGGACATGGTAGAGTGACTGTAACGCGATCCTCAGATAAGGCGAATACTTGTGAAAAAATCTCTATTCACAAAAAGAGTCATATGACAATGCAAGAAGTTACTAAAAAATCATTAGGTACTCAAGAAACCTACTGCCTAAGTACATTTAATTCAACATTTATCATATGGCAAGACGATTTTATTGGTATTACTGGTAATTGTCTGAATTACGGCGGCGGTGCCCCTAAGCTCGCTAAAACTTTAGGTATTAGTGCAGAAAAGGGTCAGACTGCTTATGATAACTATTGGAGAGCAAACTACGCCTTGAAATTATTTAAAGAATCTTGTGAAGATGAGTGGAAAAATAGAGGGTTAAAGAAGTACATTCTTGGAAGAGACGGGAAGATTCTGTCTGCTCGTAGTAAGCACTTGTTGGTAAACCTTAAAGG